GTCAGAACAAAGAACAGGCGGTCCAGGACAATAGTTCGAAGAAAGTATAAATATACATATATATATATAAAGAAATAATACAACAAATACAATTAAGCAGCAGGAATGAATGCAATAGATGAGATGACATTGGTTGGTCCACCTTCAATAAACCAGGTGTTGGCTGAGCCAGTAGAAGCAGTAACAGTTATAGTGATACTGTCTGTTCCATTACCAAGCAAATTGTCTGGTGTACTCAAATAAGCGTTGAAATTTAATGGCAATCTACGGGGTCCAGAAGCTGCACCAACACTTGTCTGATAAACACAAACTGTGGCTGGCGTGCCAGTGTTAGGATCAGTGATTTGCACAGTTACAGTAGTAAAGAAATCACCGCCAGCACTAACTAACAAACTAAGCATACCAAACACTTGATAATTACCAGAGGGCATTGCCAATATGTTGCTGAACGATTTAGCACCTGTATAATCGATAAATGCTGCGTTAGCCCAATTCATAGAGTTATTATTGCCAATTGTGGCAGTAGCTCCACTGGCAAATCCTGTTGAATTAGCTGTATTCTTATAAATAACAGAACTAATTGCAGGCCAATAATTACTAGATTGTGAATTGACTAACTGTGACATAGCACTACGATTAATAGGATGATAAAAATCAACAACATAATTAGCATAAATTTCACCAACAGCGTTATTATTATTTGGACATCCATAAGTACCAACAATTAAACTTCCAGAATCATACTCACGTATATCTGAATTTGGTGCAATCACACCTGAGCTAATATATTTAGCTCCATTGCCGTCCAACAAGTCACGTGGTAGAATAGACAAAGCTGCAGGTTTGGCTGTTTGTCCAGTAACGGATAACAAGGAAACCGCGGCATCTATATCACCGATAAAACTATCACGTGCATCACTATTAAATGCTATAACTAGTCTACCAGAAGCAGTATTTGTAGCAAATTCTGTAGATAGAGGAACATACTCAAACTCTAACTTACGGAACTTGTATTGATTAAACTGTCTAGCAATTGGTGCTAAATTTGGAAAAGACTGAGCTATACCAGGATTCAAACGCAAAAACATTGTGGCCACACTAGTGTTGGTTAAAACGGGTTGTAACAATGGACCACCATTTGAATTAGTGGTCAAAGTTCCAATACGTTCACGCTCAACATAAGTGAATGCCTTAGCTGCTGGACGATGGACAACATAACCTTTGTCCATGAAAGCAGCTTGTGTTGATTCCTGTTGCATAACTTGTGTTGCAGGACGACGACGGGCACTAGGAGGAACTCTCCTAGGTTTATTTTGTTTATTTTGATTTTTATTTTGATTTTTGAGTTTATCAACCTCAGATTGTAACTTACGTTCAATTTTGGTTGGTTCACTCATTATTATAGAATGGAAAGATATGAAAATATATACGTATAAGTAAATATATAATAAACAATATGTGAAATATATAATAAGAAAACAAAAACATATGCGAAAATATACGGCCAGCCCAGCCTGGCCTCGAACCATGAACACAAGTCACAAACAATACGCGTTCACATCAATTTTGTAGAAATTGATTTGGTTACACAACTCAATCCTATCTAATTCATTGGACCAAAATTCATTAATAGCAGAAGGATAAGCGTAAGCATCAAAATTAAATGACAATTCAGCATCACCAACCCTATATTTACCCATCAAAGATTTGAAGGAAAATACTTGGGTTGGTGAACGCCGTCAATGTTCATACTTACATTTATCACCAAACTTACACTTACCTTTCAAATGTAGGCGACATTTCTGTCTGCCAACATGCAATTTGCCGCAATCAGTGGAATGACATTTACCAACCAAAAACTCCTTACACACTGACAAACCATCAGATTTAGCTGGGGCAGATGGTTGTTGTGGCACAAAAACAGGAGCGGCGGGATCCAATGTTCCAATAATTCTATCATCAACAGCAGCCCTTCCACTAGCAACTGGTGGTTCATCATCCACAGAAACAACAGCCGGCATCTTTAACAAATCTTCAACACTACTAGCAACAAGCAAATGATTAAATAAAGCTGTAGTCGATGCATTGGGTAATAACTGCAACATCCAAGCATCATCCCTAGGTACATCATTGGGCCAATTCGCCTCTTCAGGCCATTGGGTCCACCAAGAATGTAAACGTGCATCAAATTTGCTAAATTTAAGATCCATACCTAATCTTATAGCTGCATTCACTATTTGATGAATAATTGGTGTATGATAATCAGTCAGCGACAAACCTATTAATTTCTGTCGTAGTTTTTCAACAGGTGGTACTTCACAGTTGACTGTGACATGTAATTTTGCTAAACTACGTCGTAACATACACGAACTATTGTAATCACCGTTCCACACTTCACTGGTATATTGACGTGCTAAAAAATTAACACCTTGTTCACCTCGGCGATAAACTTCTAACTCAGTTTTCTGGCCAAGGTGAGCACCAGCTTCAGCATAACGATAATTACCACTACCTAACCCACCAGCAAGAGAATCATCACCCCCAACGGCACGCAACTGATCCAAAGCAAGTTTAATGTCAATACCAGACATGACTCTAGCATACACTATCTTAAGATCAGTAAACAAACTGTTAAACAATGCAGTTTCATTGCTACCGCTACCACGTTGGAACTCAATGTCATACTTAACACCCAATTGTGTACGAGCACGACGATTGAATTGTTTAGAGTGTTGTTCCAAAATTTCATCAGTATAGGATGTTTTAAAATATCTACTCAAAATCATAGCTTCAAATTCACGTGCAATAGTACATATATGACCATCCATTCTACTTTCATCCATACAAGCCACATCAGGAAATTGTTGACATATGTCAGCAACCAACTTGGCAATTTGCACAGGAGTCTTACCAAATACATACCAAGGTTGAGTCTCGACCATATATTTAGTCAAAGCATAAATATACTTCCCATACTCAATTTTAATAGTGGCTGGGTAAGTAGTTATCATACGTGGATCTGAACACTTCAAATAAGGCTCAGCTTTCAAAAATGTCTGACATGGTTTCTTAGAATCATCTTCATTAGCAGCACGATTTAATAATGCACGTTGGGAAGGTCTGTGTTGATGATCATAAACATCATCTATTTCACATGGTTCACCACAATTAGCTTCTGGGATGAGCCATTTGACATATTCCACCATCACTTTACGGAGCAATGCACTTGGTTGCTCTAAAGTTTTAGCTTCAATTTGTGGTTTCAAAACTCGACCATTTATCGAAGCACGTTCATTATTAATACATTTATCTGGAACAAAAGCAGCAGGTACTAATGGTGACATGAAAGACACCATTAAACTACGACATTCAAAATCAATATCTTTATCAGATTGAATAATTTGATATCGTCTAATACCTTCAGTTGCCGGATAAACTGTGGCTACAATTTTTGGATGTTTCTTCTTTAAATATTCTAACAATATAGCTGATTTTTGCCTATTAGATTCGCTTGAAGCAATCCAGGAAGATACAAAATTAATTCCTGGTGTGGTTTGGGCTGTGTTATAGGCTGACTCTAAACAGTCAAACTCTTTACGACTAACCACAGCACTAGCTACATTATCTAATTTACAAATACAGCGCATTAATCCTTCAGTTGATTGGAAATCCACCACTCCAAATTCTCCGTCTACAAAACATAATTTTTCTAAAGTGGGTGAAGCCAACCAAGCACTAGCTAACATAGCATTTAAAAAAGTCCAATGACCAATTGGTATCAAAAATATGAATTCGTGGTGTTCATCAGCTTTCTTCCTCTCAATTAGATAGGATTTACAGCTGATTAAGTTACTAACAACTACAACATCACGACCATACTTCCAAACTGTTTGTTTAGGGTATTCACCACCACCAGTGACTATATACTCAAACTTGTTATCTTTCGTCGGGAAGAAAGTATATTCACCAGAATGAGCCAAATCACTTGGTTGGAAACTATACAAAAACACACAACAGTCATGATTAAGCAAGAATGTTGGCATATCCATATAGTAATCCACATCAACAACAATCAAAAGATCATGTCTATTTAAACACATAGGTCCTGCAGTCGCAGGAGCACCTACATCCTTATGCCAGTAATAAGTCCGGATAGCCTCCGTATCAGGATAATTCCGAACATCGTTTCCCGAGGCCTGATAAATAACTGGGCGTAAGCTGGTAACTGCAGAAAACGCAGTAGCAAGACTAATAGCTGAGCTTCTTGCAGCAGCTGAATGCGGGTGTGTATGGGAAGGATTCCATGTTGAACATTTAGTCGGTACCATAGCATTAAAGGTAGATCTAAGGGTTGTAACCTGTTGGCGAGGGATCTTGTTTGTTGCGTCAATGTATTTAGAAACCAATGCATTGACATAATGACTAATTAATGACCTATTGTAATACAAGCCAGCACTAACAGTAACAACCAAACCAATACTACGAGGTTGAAACAAGAACGCGAACATTTGGGACAAGAACAGAACAA